ATGTAATGATTCTACTTCTTCCTGAAGCTTGCCTAAATCTTTATCCATCTTCTCCAGACGATTGTACAGCGCATCCATATTGTGTGACATACGAAATAATAAAGTTAGAGTTCTTACGTCTAACGTTGATCCATATTCGCCTATATCTACCATTATGCTACTCTTAAGAAACCATAAGGTTCAACTACAAATCTTTCACCAGTAGGTTCTTCTAACACATCACCGATTGATAAAGAATGCATTTTAGCAAGCTTAACAATTCTTTCTTCTTGATAAGTATTGCTAATTACGAAACACTCTTCTAAGTTAGAAGCTACAATGTTACCTACGTGTTCGAATCTTGAAGCCAAAGCGTTATAAGTATCTACTGTTGGTTTCCAAGAATTATTTAGAAAATCTTTGCACCAATCAAAAGCGCCCCATCCGTCAACGTTAATTTTAGCTGTTTCTTCAGTTGTTACTTTAACTTGATAAACTTTGTACTCTTTCATTTTCTCTCCAATTTCCTATTTAATATATTTATTTTAACTGATTTCACATCTAATGTCAAGCCGTAAACCCAACATTTTTCCAACAAAGTTTCTAATAAAATCAATGACTTATATATTGTATATCTCAAAATACCGTTCTCTAAGCTCTCTAAACTGGCCTATCCACCGATCTCTACGCTCTTCTACTACTTGTATATCTCCTTCTTCAGTAGATACTACGGTTACTAACTTAGATACAGGAATTCTAGTATTTTCCTCAAACATTACAGCATAAGCAGCTTGTTGCATATAATAGTTATCCATCTGAGATTTAGTCTTCTTCTTAGCAGAAGTCTTCCAATCTACTATAGCTAGTTCACCATCTACCTCTGCTATAATATCTGCTGTACCAGCTACTTTTAAATGATCAGAAAACATACGGCCTTCAATCACTCTTATATTATTCAGATGTTCATCAGCGAATCTTCTAAAGTTATCAAACAGCATTAAATGTAAAGGTAACTTAGCTTCTGCTGGTTCACCTTTGATATACTTTTCTATTAAATTATGCGCAGCTGTTCCACGATTAGCTGCTCGTGTGGATATACGATTAGCTTCTTCTTCGCCAACTCTCTTACGCCAAGCCATAATAAACTTAGCGGTCTTTAAATTTAAGACTGTGGTGACTGATGGGTACTTAATATCAGAACCTTCTCGAATATAGTATCGAAGTCCTTCTTTAGCATTTACTTGTTCCAGTTCTGGAAAATTAATTAGGTCTCGATGAAAGTCTTTCACGTAATCCCTCCATTATTTTTTTATTAGCTTCATTATCAAAGTTACCATCCTGTATCGGGCCTCTTAAATTAGCATTTAAAGTAACACGGTAAGTAAAAGGATTATATCCAGGAGCATGTGGTTTTAGATCTCCTGAATGAGCAACAAACAATAAAGCTCTATTGCGTTTAGGTTCTACGTAATAACTATTTAAGTCACAATCATATAGTGTAGTACCGCTAGTTTCTAATTCATTTTCCATAAAGTATACGACTCCTGATATAATCTTATCATATGCATCAAAATGTATATCAGGTATATAATCTTTAGTTCTAGTTGCAAAATTAAGTTCCACGTTATAAGTATCTGGTACTCTTTTAATATTAGTCAATTCTCTATAAGCTTCTACTAACTTAATTCTAAATAGGGGTTTATAGATTTTCATAATATCTTCTACATTAGCAAGATATACTTTAGATTCTTTTTGTAATCTTACTTTATTTGGATTATAAGAATTAGAGGGTATATGTAAATCATCAATCATCAGTCTCATAGGTTGACAAGCTATATTCTCTAATACCTCATATACTTCTTGAGGTAAAAAGTCATCGACAATCATATGAGTCCAGGGCTTATGATATAACATAGTAATTATTATAACTTATTTTAGGTAGGATGTACAGCCTTTTGTCGCATGTATTCTCTATACTTGTCATCACCAACTTCATCTGCATAGGGACCATGTTTATCTATATAATGTAGAAAGAGCTGATGTTGATAACCAGACTCCGTTAATGGTAATCTCCAATGTCGCGCTATCATACCTCGATATAAAATAATATCACCTGGTTTAGTGTAAACTGGAGTAGCCTCATCATTATTAGGATTACTATGATGAATAAAATAGAGTGGCCAATGTACTGTACTGTCAATACATAATGAAGCTGAGAACTCACAAGACTCTCTATCTCTATGAGGTTTTAATTCCATACCTTGAGTGTATTTTCTAAAGAAGGCATAGGTAGGTAATAATTCAGTTTCAAATATTTTACCTATGCTATCCATCAACTGTATATGTAAATCATCGATAATAGTATTACTTTTATTAAAGTATTTTTCTTTCTGTGGATGTTGCATAATGAACTCCTGATACGGAGTTACATCTATAAAATTTTCAAATAGCTTATAGTAAAACATTAATCTATTCTCTGTAAATTAGGTAGATTATGAAATTTGTTATTATTAATAGTATGATCTAATGTAATACCTAATCGTGGTGAATACATTTGTGTTACAGGAGCATCTTCTCCATTAGTTAATTTATTATTAAAACCATCTGCAGGATATAGAGTATTCCAATACGAACTATGTTTATATAATAAACCCATGGGACCTAAACCTAAATGATTCCATGGATCTTCTGTACGAGTCATAGTCCATTGTATGTATTGTGCTAATTTGCGATGTAAAGAATAACATTCAATAGCAATACCTACATTCCAATAAGCGTAAAGATCTTTTTGTTCTTTATTCTTATCATTTAAAATATATTGTAATTGTTTTTCAAATAGTGATACGTCTCTTAGAAAGGCATCGTGTTCCATGATTATAAATCGTTTTGGTGAAGCGGCTTGTCGCATCCATAATTTAATATGAGATACGTATCCTGCCTTTTCTGATTCGGAATATTTTCTCGATTTAGATTTATAGTATTCAGGGAAGAATAACATTAAATCATCTACTTGTATACCAGGACCGGCTCCATATTGATCTTTAGTGCCAGCAATATAAACTAAATCATCAGGTATCGTACATTGTACACGTGAGATATTAATAAGGTGTTCTACTGGTTTAAAAGTAGCTAGAGATCTTTCTGAGTATTCTACTGATACAGGATTATTAAAATCCATAATCATGTAGGCTTGTACTTTAGTTTCAACCGGAGACATAAATTATATATGCCTCCGGTGAAAGGATGTATTAGGCAAAATACAAAGCAATAAAAGGTAAAGCTGCAGAGACTGTCATAACGACACCTACTTCAACTGTTCCTCTAACGGCATTGTGATTAGCCATCAATTTTAACTTTTCCACTTTTCGTTTCCTCGCGTTTAGTTGGATTAATATTAATCTTGCGAGGACGCTTCTCTTCTGGAAGGATTAATTCTAACTTAATTACTAATAATCCTTCAACTAGATCAGCTCCAGTTACATGTGTATACTCGGACAGCCTAAAGACTCTTTTGAATTTCTTCGTAGAGATACCTCTATGAATATATTCTCTGCCTTTAGAGATATGATCACCCTCAACGGTGAGTGTTCTACCCAACACGTCAACATTTAACTCGTTTAATGAAAAACCAGCTACTGCTAATTCGATCTGATAATCTTTCTCAGATGTCTTAACAATGTTGTGAGGTGGATAATTATCGATTGCTTGTTTTGCTGCAGTATCTATCTCTGATAGAAAGTGATCGAACCCAACAAAACTTGCACGTGGGAATAAACTTCTTACGCCTGTCATATGTTCCTCCTTTTGACTTAATAAGCAAGGTCATGAACGCCTCCTAAGAGCACGTTCGAATTTATTTATACTATATTATAGTTACTTTTTAAAAAAGGTCAAGCTTAAATGTAATCTTTTGGATTGGGATTACCTTCGACACCAAAAGACATACCTACTCGTGATTCGTAAGGTATTACTTTATGAAAGGTACCTCGTGGTACCCAAATAAAATCTCCTGGCATCATATCTCTATAAAAGAATCGTCTAAAGTTTGCATCTATCTCTGCATTCGTTAAACCACTAGCGGATAATACAGGACCTAAACTATCGTTAGTTTGTTCCCATAATTCAAAGCGTACAGTGCCTAATACTTGTAGATAATAGACATCCATCTTATCTTTATGAATAGAAAAGCTTTTACCTTCTTTAGTAAAACAAGAGAAAGCTATACAAGTTATTTGATTTTTAGTAAAGACTTTTTTTAACTCAGCTATAACTTGCTTACAGAACTGAGGAGCTGAATTACGTTTTTCTAATCGTCGTAATTCAATAGATTGTTTGTCATGTTGATAGAATTTTAATTGTTCTGCACCTTTAGGTATATCAGTGGGGCAAGAATCTATGAGTTGAATAAAATCAATCCAATTAAAACTCTTAGGAACTATACCTGTATTAGGTATAACCCATGGCTTGCCTTCGCGAACAGCCTGCTTAAAACTATTTTCCACCTATGTTGTATTTGGGACATAATTCCCAATCATTCTTTATCTTATAAGATATAATCTTAATTTGTCTTAATGGTGCACAAGGTTGCGCTTGTTTACTATTGACTATAGAGATAAGACCCCAATCACTCAATAGCGTAGCAATAGTATTACGTCTAGCTATATCACCTTCTTCTAGATTAGACTTCTTACCATCTAATAAAAATAGTTCTTTAAAGTGCACAATAAAGTATCTACCTTGCTTATGTAATATATGGCAAGATTGATATAGTTTATTTTCTCTTCTAGA